ATCCGACGTCGCCTCCGGCCGTCACCCCACAGCCTCCCACCACTCGCCCGGACAGCGGCGGGATTACGGCGGTTGCCCCACAGCCTCCCACCACTCGCCCGGACAGCGGCGGGATTACGGCGGTTGTTCCCAAGCCGGAGACTCCCAAGCCAGTGACGCCGACGCCTCCCAAGCCGGAGACTCCCAAGCCCGTCACGCCGGAGACTCCCAAGCCCGTCACGCCGGAGACTCCCAAGCCCGTCACGCCGGAGACTCCCAAGCCCGTCACGCCGACGCCAGTGACGCCAGTCACCCCGACGGTCCCAACGACTCCAACAACCCCCAAGCCAGAGACCCCCAAACCGACGGTCCCAACGCCTCCCAAGCCGGAGACTCCCAAGCCGGAGACTCCCAAGCCAGTGACGCCGGAGACTCCCAAGCCGGAGACTCCCAAGCCCGTCACGCCGGAGACTCCCAAGCCCGTCACCCCTACGGTTCCAACGACCCCTACTCCGGGCGGCGGAACTCAACCGGGCACCGGGACGGGAACGGGCACCGGGACGGGCACCGGGACGGGAACGGGCACTGGGACGGGCACGGGAACGGGCACTGGGACGGGCACGGGCACGGGAACGGGCACGGGAACGGGCACGGGAACGGGAACGGGAACGGGAACGGGCGGTGGCGGCGGTGAAACAACCCCACCCACTCCCTCCGGCCCCAAGACCTGTCCTCCGGGGTACAAGCTCCACACGTTCCCGGACGGAAGTACCACTTGTATTCCCACCACAAGTGGTACAGGAATGGTCCGTCCAATTGTTGCTCCGTTCTATCAGCCCGTTGGTGGGCGGAGAGCCCAAGGTTACGAGCCTTCTCTTGGGATCGGCACTTTGCCGACCACTCCTCCGAACGCTGGGTTCGAGCCCTGGTGGGGGGACATGCCAGAAGGATTTATTCCGCCGCCTCCGGGCAGTGTCACTACGCAGGCGTTCGTTAGGTTCGTGAATCCCACGACAGGAGAAGTCTTCAACGCCCCCAACGGAGGGTACACACCCCCGAAAGGTTGGGTGCGGGGGTAAGCACTGCAGCAGAAAGAAAGACATAAAGGTCCGATGAGTCTCGAAACACTTCCAGAAGCAGCCCTCAAAGAGCTGCTTCTGCTGACAGAAGCGAAAAAGAGGCTGGACCTGCGCGATAAGGCGCAGGACAGCTTCATGGCGTTTGCCCACCACGTCTACGAGAACTTTATCGAGGGCCGACACCACCGAATCATTGCCGAAAAGCTCGAGCGCGTGGCGCGCGGGGAGCTGAAGCGGTTGATCATCAACATGCCGCCTCGTCACTCGAAGTCGGAGTTCGCCTCGTTCCTGATGCCTGCGTGGTTCTTGGGCCGGAACCCGAAGCTCAAAATCATTCAGGCCACGCACAACACCGAGCTTGCCGTCCGGTTTGGCCGCAAGGTCCGAGACCTGATTGACGACCCCAAGTACAAAGAGATTTTCCCCAAGACGAACCTGAAGGAAGACTCGAAGTCCGCGGGCCGATGGCAGACGGACCATCTCGGCGAGTACTTTGCGGCCGGTGTTGGCGCAGCTGTGACAGGTCGCGGCGCGGACCTTTTCATCATCGACGATCCGCACTCCGAACAGGACGCCTTGTCCGACACGGCGTTTGATCACGCCTACGAATGGTACACCTCTGGCCCCCGTCAGCGTCTGCAGCCCGGCGGCGCGATCATCGTCGTTATGACCCGCTGGGGGAAGAAGGACCTGACCGGCCGCCTGATACAGGCACAGGGCTCGGACATCATGTCGGACCAGTGGGAGGTCGTGGAGTTCCCGGCCATCATGCCGTCCGGAGACCCTCTCTGGCCGGAGTTCTGGGAGAAGAACGCCCTCCTGTCGATCAAGGCGTCGCTGCCTGCAGCCAAGTGGTCGGCACAGTGGCAGCAACAGCCAACGACATCTGACGCAGGCATCATCCGCAAGGACTGGTGGCGGATGTGGGAGAAAGAGGATGTTCCTCGTCTGGACTACATCCTTCAGGCCTACGATACGGCCTTCTCGAAGAAGGAGAGCGCCGACTATTCGGCGATCACCACGTGGGGAATCTTCAAGCCGGAGATCGACGGGCCCGACAACATAATCCTTCTGGACGCCCAGAGGGGACGATGGAGCTTTCCGGAGCTAAAGCAGGTCGCTTTTGACGAGCACGAGTACTGGCAGCCTGATATGGTTCTTGTCGAAGCCAAGGCCACAGGACAACCGCTCATCGACGAGTTGCGCCTGAAAAACATTCCTGCCCTCGGGTTCTCCCCGGGCGGCCGGGGCGGTGGCCGAGACAAGGTGAGCCGGATGCACATGGTCGCGCCGCTCTTTGAGGCGGGCATGGTCTGGGCCCCGGAGGCCAAGAGTTTCTCGGAAGATGTGATCGAAGAGGTGACCTCTTTTCCCAATGGCGATCACGACGACTTTTGTGATAGCATGACGCTGGCATTAATGCGTTTCCGTCAGGGTGGTTTTGTGGCACTTGAGGGCGAAGACGTAGGGGATGATCTTATCCCACGCAAACGGGAGTACTACTGATGGCTGTCGCACCTCGTATGGCAGGTTCTTTGACTGACCGCGGCTTTATGCAGGGCGGGATGGACGAAGGCGTTCCGGATGTCGAGTTCTCGATGCCGATGGCCGAGGACTTCTCTGGCGGCGCGGTTGTCACGGAAACGGACGACGGAGGCGCGACGGTGCAGGGCATGGCGGAGGTCCTCGCGGCGCTTGAGGCCGAGGTTCAAATCCCCCACGACGCCAACCTCGCAGAATATCTCGACGACGCGTACCTCGGCGAGATCGCGTCAGACCTCACGGCCTTCTACGAAGACGACCTCCTGTCCCGGGAAGAGTGGGAAGAGGCCTACACCAATGGTCTGGACCTGCTTGGCGTCAAGACCATCGAGCGTACTGAGCCCTTCCAAGGCGCGTCCGGCGTGACCCACCCTCTGATCTCCGAGTCGGTCACCCAGTTTCAGGCGCAGGCCTACAAAGAGCTTCTGCCCGCTGGCGGACCCGTCAAGACTGGCGTCATGGGTCTGAGGGACCCGGAGCGCGAGTCGCAGGCATCGCGCGTTCGGGACTTCATGAACTACCAGATCACCGACGTGATGGAAGAGTACGATCCAGACATGGATCAGCTGCTGTTCTATCTCCCCCTCTCCGGCTCCTGCTTCAAGAAGGTGTACTGGGACGTCGGTCTGCAGCGGGCTGTGGCCAAGTTCATCCCGGCGCAGGACCTTGTCGTCCCCTACATGGCCACGGACTTGTACACAACGCCACGGGCCACGCACCGACTGCGGATGGACAAGAACGAAATCCGCAAGATGCAGGTTGCCGGGATGTACCGGGACATCGACCTGATCTCCAGCGACGAGCCTGTCGATCAGGTTCGCGAGAAGGTTGACGAGCTGCAGGGCACGTCTAAGACATACACCGACGACACCTACACGCTGCTCGAAATGCACGTGAACCTCGACCTTGAAGGCTTCGAGGACCTCGATCCTGAGGGAGAACCTACAGGAATCGAGCTTCCGTACATTGTCACCATTGACCGTGCCTCGTCCAAAATTCTGTCGATCCGCCGTAACTTTGAGGAGGGGACCGAGCTGGCCAAGAAGCGCCAGTACTTCGTCCACTACAAGTTCATGCCGGGTCTGGGCTTCTACGGCTTCGGTCTGATCCACATGATCGGCGGGCTCGGCCGCGCGGCGACGTCGATCCTCCGTCAGCTGATTGACGCCGGAACGCTGGCAAACCTCCCGGGTGGCTTTAAGGCCAAAGGTATCCGGGTTCGCAACAGCGACGAGCCTATCCGGCCGGGCGAGTTCCGCGACATCGACGCCCCCGGCGGAGACCTCCGCAACTCGATCATGCCTCTGCCGTACAAGGAGCCGAGCGCAACCTTGGCTCAGCTGCTTGGTAGCCTGATCGAAGCGGGTCGCCGCTTCGTCTCGCTGGCCGACGAAAAGACCAGCAACATGAACCAAGAGGCCCCTGTCGGGACCACTGTGGCCCTGCTGGAGCGCGGCACGAAGGTTATGTCGGCGATCCACAAACGCCTGCACTATGCCCAGAAGACCGAGTTCCGCATCCTCGCCCGCATCTTCGCGGACAACCTGCCGCAGGAATACCCCTACGAGGTTGCCGGGGCCGAGCGCACGGTGTTCGCGGCGGACTTCGACGACCGCATCGACGTGATCCCGGTCAGCGATCCGAACATCTTCTCGATGGCCCAGCGGGTTACTCTGGCCCAGACGCAGCTCCAACTTGCCCAGTCGGCCCCGCAACTGCACAACCTGCATGCCGCATTCCGGCGCATGTATCAGGCGCTTGAGGTCCAGAACATCGAAGAGCTGCTGCCCGCCCCTCCGGAGCCGCAGCCGACGGACCCGGTCACCGAGAACGCCCGTATCCTAATGGGCGAACTGGCACAGGCCTTCCCTGATCAGCTGCACGACATCCACATCGCCCTTCATGTGGCCTTCATGAAGACCCCGCTGGTCTCCACGTCGCCGACGGCGATGGGCGTGTTCTACGCCCACATCCTCGAGCACATTGCGCTCAAGGCCCGCAACGACGTTCAGGCCCAGATCATGCAGCTCATGGAAAGCGCGGAGGCGCAAGCGATGGCTGGACGGGCCAACCCGCAGCTGGTGCAGCAGATGCTCATGCAGGCGCAGCAGCAGATGCAGGACCCGGCCCAGATCGAGCAGCTTGTCGCAATTCGTCAGAAAGAGCTGATGGACGAGCTGCTGCCGATGATCTCGCCGCAGGGCCCTGATCCGATGGCCGACCCGTTGGTGATGATCCGCATGCGGGAACTCGAGTTGAAGGGCAAGACCGAAGAGCGCAAGACCGAGATGGAGAAGGCGCAGCTTTTGCTGGACGCCGCCAATCAGAAGCAGCGCGCCACCACCGACGCCGCCCGTCTTGAGCTGCAGGAGCAGATCGCGGACGAGCGCAACGAGGTCAATCGTGAACGGATCGAGGTCCAACGACAGTCGTCCGCAGCAAAACAGAGGGCCTTCTGATGCCGCTAAAGTCCGGGAAATCGCAAAAGACGGTGTCGTCGAACATCAGCATGTTGGTCAAAGAAGGCCGTCCGCAGAAGCAGGCAGTGGCCATCGCCTTGTCGAAAGCGGGCAAGAAACGCTACGCCCAAGGCGGAATGGTCAACAGCCGCTTCAGCGACGCCGCTCGTCCGCAGCGTTTCCTCGGCGTTTTCTGAGGTGACAGTCAGGCACTTTCATGCGATGAACAAAAAACTTATGGGGAGGTTCTTGCATGGATGTTGTTAGCTTGTCGAAAGCGCTGTATAAGTCCT